TAATATGCAGTTACAGACGAATTCCGTATTATAAACCTTATTTTCATTAAAGCAAGCATATAGTTAATTACCATGTCCTTTAAAGCAGTACAAGCTAAGATAGCCAGTAAAGAAGGTATTTCTAAGAAAGCAGCAGGAGCTATCCTAGCTAAGAGTTCTAGGAATGCTTCGGCTAAAGCTAAGAAGAAGAACCCTAAACTTAAGAAGGTTAAGGGATGAACCCTAATAAGTTCGAGGATAGCTTAGCTAAGCTAGACCTAAAAGGAATTATCTTAATGCAAGGTCTATTAGCTCAGCAAGCCCTTAAGCTTCTCTACGAGGAAGAGCATAAAGCTTCTCCTGTATTGGTTCCTGAAAAGAAGCTTATTCAACTATGACACACCATCCCTTCGTTAAGGCATCTTTCGATGCTGTAGCATTTGTAGGTGTCTTTCTTGGCTGGCTTCCTACTATCCCAGTTATCCTTGCTGCTTGTGCTTCGACTGCTTCACTGATTTATTATTCATACCAGATTCACGACATCCGCAATTCCAATAAGAAACGTAAACGTAGATGAGCCATGCTGCTGATGGAAGCTTAAACGTAACTGTAGTTACTGGAGTTTCATATACAGGATTATTTGCTGCAGATGGCAGTTATAACGTAATAGCATCCCCCGGTGGTTCGTATGTCGGTGCAACTCACGCCTGCGGAGCTAAGTACGTCACTCCTCGTTCTACTCTTTCGAACAGTCCTATAACAGCCCCTGATGGTAGTTTGTTTGTAACAAATACAGGTATGCCTCCAAAGAACGAAGGTCAACCTGTTACTGTTGTTTCAGGATCACTGACATTTGTCTAGTGCAGAAAAAGCTAGAGCAGACCGGCGCAAACTCGCCGAGAATGATCTAGAAGAATTTATTAAGTTAGTACAACCTAAGCGTGTCTTAGGTAATATCCATCGTGAAGTTATCCGATGGTGGATGGCTAGCAATGCTAAGCCCCATCAACTATTACTGCTTCCACGAGATCACATGAAATCTTCTCTCATAGCACTTCGGTGTGTATGGGAGCTTACACGTAACCCTGCATTACGTATTCTATATATTTCTTCAACTAGTAATCTCGCTACTAAGCAGTTGAAGTTTATGAAAGATATCCTTACCTCTTCTACCTACAGACTATACTGGCCTGAAATGGTTGAGAAAGAAGAAGCTAAACGCGAGAAGTGGACAGAACGGGAAATCTCAGTTGATCATCCCAGACGTAAAGAAGAATACATCAGAGACCCTTCTATTTTCACTGCAGGTCTTACTACAAACATTGTTGGTATGCATTGCGATATCGCTGTTCTTGATGACGTTGTGGTTTCAAATAATGCATACATCGAAGAGAATCGTGAAAAGGTTAGAGACCAGTATGGTCTTCTTTCATCGATTGAAACGGTGGAAGCAAAAGAATGGGTCGTAGGTACTCGATATCACCCTAAGGATTTGTACAACACTCTCATCGAAATGGAGAAAGACTCCTACGATGAATTTGGAAATAGAATTAAGTTAGATGACAACTCTCTTTTCGATGTTAAAGAACATGCTGTGGAAACAGCAGGAGATGGAACCGGGGAATATCTCTGGCCTCGTACTCAATCCTCCGATGGAAAATGGTATGGATTTAACCAAGAAGTCTTGGACATCAAACGAAATCAATATATCAACAAAGTCCAGTTCCGAGCCCAATACTACAACGATCCACACGATATTGATTCGTCCCCAATCAAGCGAGACCTTTTCCAATACTACGATCAGAATTTCCTCTCAAGGAAAGATTACAACTGGCACTTTAAACGAGATCGACTTAACGTCGTGGCAGCAGTTGACTTCGCTTATTCTACCGGAAAACGGTCCGACTCTACTAGTATTGTCGTCATTGGAGTAGACGGTTCTGGTAATTATTATGTCCTTGATATTGATCGGTTTAAGACTGATAAGATTTCAGATTACTTCCAGCATATTCTAAAGCTCTACGAGAAATGGGGATTCCGAAAGATACGTTGCGAAGTCTCTGTAGCTCAGCAAGTTATTGTTAAAGATTTGAAAGAGAATTATATCCGTCCTTATGGGCTATCTCTTTCAATTGATGAATTCCGCCCTAGTAGATGGCAAGGTTCTAAAGAAGAACGAATAATGTCTACACTAGAACCTAAATATGCTAATCATCAGATTTGGCACTATCAAGGTGGTAATATCCAAGCTCTTGAAGAAGAATTGATTTTCACTAATCCTCCGCATGACGATATCAAAGATGCACTCGCATCTGCAATTGATTTCGCAGTCGCTCCTATGAATGTATTTAATACTTTGAAATTAAAAGAACCAGTTATGCAGTATCATACTAAGTTTGGCGGTGTAGCTTGAAGGTTTGCGAATGTGGCAAAGAGTTCGAACCTAAGAGTATAAAACAAATACATTGTCATAGACGTTGCCCTAATAGGTTTAATCACAATGGTCTAGGTTTTACAGATAGACAGCGTGATTACAAATACAGAATTAATTATGGTATTTCTATTCAAGATTACAACAGAATGTTCGAAGAACAAAACGGCTGTTGTAAAATATGTAAAACACACCAGTCTTTAATGAAGAAAAAACTTCACGTGGACCATAATCATAAAACGGGCGAAGTGAGAAGTTTGCTTTGTCATAATTGTAATCTAGCTTTGGGGCGCTTCAAAGAAGACCCAGTTATTATAGCTGCAGCTTTGGAGTATGTGTCATAACCGGAAAAGTATTAGAGCTTGAGAATATCCTTTCTCCTGATCTTCTTGCTACACGTCTGACTGAACGTTATATCCAATGGGATACTCTTCGTCAGAATTGGAAAGTCGATAAAGAAGAAATCCGCAGATATGTCTATGCGACGGATACATCGTCTACAACGAATAGTAACAATCCTTGGAAGAATAGAACAACTATTCCCAAGCTTTGTCAAATCCGCGATAATCTCTACAGCAATTACACTGCGACGCTATTTCCGAAACGTAAGTGGTTAGTTTGGGAAGCAGACGAAGCTGATAGTGCAGCCGTAGCTAAACGTGATGCCATTGTCAATTACATGTCGTGGTGTATTGAACAACCGACATTTAAGCATGAAATCGATAAGATTATTCTAGATTATATTGACTTTGGCAATTGCTTCGCTACAGTCGATTGGGCTGATACTCGCGTTGAACAGAAAGATAAAACTCAAGCAGGATATGTAGGTCCTGTTATACGTCGTATCTCACCTCTTGATATGGTAATGAACCCTGTTGCAGAAGATTTTCTTTCTTCTCCTAAGTTCATTCGCAGTATTGTCAGTATGGGGGAACTTCGCAATCTTCTCGAAAGAATGAGCAATGACGAGAATAGACAAGAATACGAAGAATTGTACGACTACCTCAAGAAGGTTCGTTACCACGCTAGAACGTTTGAAGGTGATTGGTCTCAACGTGATCGTTTATACGCCGTTGATGGTTTCGCTTCTTTCCGTGCTTATCTGCAGTCTGATTACTGCGAAGTCTTAACCTACTACGGAGATTGGTACGATCACTACACAGATGAATTTCAAAAGAATCGTGTCATCACTGTCGTTGATCGTCATAAGCTTATCGGCAATAAGCCTAACCCCAGTTATTTTGGACAACCGCCTATCTACCATGTTCCTTGGCGGAAGCGACAAGATAATCTGTGGGGTATGGGTCCACTCGATAATCTCGTGGGGATGCAATATCGTCTGGACCATCTCGAAAACTTAGGCGCGGATATCTGGGATTTCACTGCATTTCCTGTCCAAATGGTTACAGGATTTGTCGAAGACTTCGTATGGCAGCCAGGTGCAAAGATATTCACCTCAGATGAAGGTAAGGTAGAACTTATCCAGCCAGAGGTCTCGATCATGCAGTCTGAAAGCAAGATGGCTATGCTTGCTGAAACCATGGAAAAGATGGCAGGTGCTCCGGGTGAAGCCATGGGCTTCCGTTCTCCGGGTGAAAAGACTAAGTACGAAGTGCAGCGTCTTGAGAATGCTTCTGCTCGCATCTTCCAGAATAAGATCAATCAGTTCGAAGAGCAGATCATAGAGCCTCTACTTAATGCAATGCTTGAGCTTGCTAGACGTAATCTTGATAGTTCTTTAACGATTAAGGTGTTTGACGATGAACTCAAGACTGCCTCCTTCCAAACTCTCACCGTCGAAGACATTACTGGCGTGGGCAGGATCAAACCTATTGCCGCTAGGCACTTCGCCGAACAAGCTG